GAAGAATAACAGGCAACCCAAACATTGTCTTGACATGGTTAAGAACAATGTGGTCACAATTACTAGAATTGGCACCAAACTCACGTGTCGTGGAACTATTATCCGCACTGGAGTTATGGTTATGCCTCAGCATTTCTTCCATGAAAATATGGATCACGCTGCACCTATGTTCGAATCTGTGGATTTATCCATAAGGTGGAACGAAAGTGAACGCAGCAATAAGAATGTTCGCATATTCAAGGATCATGTGACTATTGTCCCAGGAAAAGACCTTGTGCTCGTCTACATCTCAAAATGTCAGGCTAGTAGAGACTTAACTGGGATGCTCCCTTTGAATGATTTCACTGGGGGCACAACATCCAATTTGGTCATGCGAATCAACCATGCCATTGTGATTGAACCAGTTTGCGCTGTCAGTCGAACGGATGTTGCAACACCAACCATCTCATTCAAACATGCTTACACGTATAAGTCCCAACATACGCGTGAAGGCATGTGTGGTGTACCGGTCATTTCAGACCAGGCTGATGGTTGTATAGTTGGATTTCATGTTGCTGGAGCTGCACTTCCTTTCTCGTTTGCGAGGAGTGGTGTTGCTTCCAGTTTGCTCAGTGGTGAATATGAGATTGCCGAAGCTGATTTGGTTCGAAAGAACTGCATTACTTTGGGAGCCGAATGTTCCAACGTGAGCTCACACTCAATGGGAGTCCAGGTGTTCAACCCCGGCCCCGCTCACTCTCGGGCAACAGTATTTCACGATGATTCACTTCCCAACAACGGAAACGTTGAGGTTTTGGGCAATGTAGATGTCGGTTTTACTCCGAAAAGCGAGATCACAGAGTCGCTACTAAAGGACCCTGTTAATCAAGTATTCGGGACCCAGAGGGAGTATGGTCCACCACCATTCAAACCTCCTTGGAAACAGTACAACAGATGTATTACAGCTATTGCACACGGAACTCATGATGTGAATCCGGTTCATTTGCGAAAGGCTGTTGAGGATTATATATCCCCACTGTTGGTAGCTGCTAAGGTTTGGAAAGAGAAATACCCTGAGCGGTGTAGAGCCCTGACTCTCGACGAAGCAATCAATGGCGTCGAAGGCAGAGATTCTATCCCTCCCTTGCACATGGATACTTCATTTGGTTTACCATTTGGAGGGGCCAAAAGTAAACGCTTTATCAAGCTTCCAAAGGTTGAAGATAAGCCCCAGAAATG